GCTGATAGTTCTTATCATTTTCCATAGCTTCCATAACAGAGTACATGCGAAGCACTTTGCTATGAATCAAATCCAGAATAGTGGCACAACCATGTGGATAGTACTGTGCTTGCTTAATGCGTGATTCTGCATTCTGATAGTCATTAGACTTTTTGTTTTGAATAGCTGCTGCTTCTTCAAGAGCTTTAAGAGATTCTTTCATAATTTACCTTTCCATTTAGAAGGAGACAAATCAAATAAACGATTAGACAGCTGTAAATTTACCACAGTATCATATAAATGTAAATGGTCTATATTATACATTCGCTTGTCTTGAATACTATCTATAGTCTCATATTTTTTATGATCTATACATTCCCACACATGAATAGCATCATCACGATTTTTGTATGGCACTTCTACAAAGAATCTACGATCTGCATTATCCCATTTTCTCCAATCACTTTTTTCAAGAGCAAATGAGTTATATTTAAACCAACGTCCAAATGTTTTAATTTCTGCAGTCTCATTATCAATAGTCATATCTTTATCTTGGTCAAATCGATCTTCACTTATTATAACCGTATGACCATTAAGTTCAAGGCATATACGAACTATTTGTTCGCCAATAAATCCTTGTTCTCTAATAATTGAATCTCTATTCATCAAACAACAAACCTAATAGACCAACATTATCTTTATGACTCGGAGCAATCCAACCTTCTGGCTTTACAAGATCTGGCAATCCAAGAGGATTTGGACGACTTTCTTTGATGCCAACTATTTTATTCATATTGGCTTCATGTACTCGGTCCCAAGCAAGGCGAGCATCTACATCAAAAAGATCAAGTGTACCAATAGCAACTACACAAAGATCAATCAAAGCATCTACTACATCATCTGCGGTTTCAGCTGTACTTAATTCATTCATTTCTTCTTCAAGAAACTTGATACGAAACTTTAAAAACTTATTTAGCTTTTCTTTATCAAATGTTTGAATCTTATCATATACACCATACTTTTCATGCATCATCTTAATGTCATGCGCCCAATTAATACTCATAGTTTACCTCCACAGTGCGGACACGGTTTATCATACTCATCTTTAATTGATTTAATTAAATGCTTCAATTGTTTACACTCTTCAAGCAAATGCTTGAGATGTTGTTTCTTTCGTTCTTTCTTTGGTTTCTTAATTTCTTCTTTAATTATATTTTTGATCTTTTGAAATTGAGATTCCCAAATAGGAAGATATGTTGGAAGTGGTTTCTTTAACATGAATATTCTATCATTATTAAATAATAAAGTAAATAGGGACAACTTTACAGATAGGTTAATATTTTTTTCATAACTGCTCTTTATTTTAAGAACAGTTTTTTCTTGTCATCTTCCAACATGAACACATCTTACACATTTTATCTGGATCTGTTATATAACATTCAGGCGATCCATACTGAACGTATTCATCTTTGCCTTTTATCTTTGGTTTAAGATCTTCTTCATCGATATACTGAATTTTTACTCTTCCATCATGACCATGAATCTCAGTAATATGTTCTTCACAATCAAAGAAAGTCATACAAGTTATCTTTTTGTAGTTAGCGTTTAGCCAATTTAAAGCACAACGACCATCAGTAAAAATTACTCCTTCAGCAATAATCACATCATTATCTTGGATTAAATTAAACAGTTTCATAGAGCTAACTTCGCTGGCTTTTGCCGTTTCTGAACTTTAAGTGCTTGTCGCTTTGCACGATCTAACAACGCTTTATTTGCTCTTTGTGTAAAGTTGATCCCTTCAAGGTGATCCATCTCATGGAGAAAACATCGAGCTGTCATTCCTACAAACTGTTGAGTAGTCGTTTCACCAAATGCATTCGTAAAACGAGCTTTGACAAACATAGGACGCTTGATCTTTATATACATAAAAGGATACGAAAGACATCCTTCATCTAGATTGACTTGTTCAGGAGAAATTTCGATTATACGCGGGTTATAGCATACGATAGCTTCTTCTGCTCGCATAACAAACACTCTCCATGGAAGTCCTACTTGATTTGCTGATAGTCCTATACCTGAATTATGATTCATGGTCGCTATCAAGCAATTAGCCAAATAGGCGGGAGGTAGAGGAGGATTTTCAAAATCAAACCGTTTAGTAGGTTTAAATAGAATAGGATGAGTATTTGGTACTAAAGGTAGTATGTCGTGAGTCAGTAATGTTTCTTCTATCATGTTTTATCTCAATATCAAGCAGCAATACGGCTGAAATTCTTATGTTTTTCGAATTTAATCACGGAATGGAACTTATCATAGAGCGCATCACCTTTATGGCTAATGATGAATACATTCGTATCAGATGCCAAGGATTGCAAGATCTTTAAAAATTCTTCTGTGCCTGAATTATCAAGAGAAGAATCAAAGATCTCATCCATTATAAGCAAATTAGTGCTAGCGCTATTACGCAACTTGGATATGGCTCTCCAAGTAAATAGTAGTGCCAAATCGATACGTAGTTTTTCGCCTTCTGAAAAAGATTGGTAACTAAATTCATCTCTAAACCTCGATTTAATTTTTTCTTCAAAACTTTCATTAAGTTCAAAATTGACAAAGAAATCCATTGTTGCTAAATATTTATTAATCAATTTATTCATTACTGGAATATACTGCTTGATGATCTTAGTCTTGATACCAGTATCTTTTAATAGATTAGCCGCGATATCGTGCAACAACTTCTGTTCGACTAGGTGATTCTTTTTACTAATGTTCTCTGTTAATTCTGTAGATAGTACTTCTAACTGATTACCATCAACATCGATCTTAGATGTCTGTGATTCAATCGACTTGATACTATTGGCGTGTGATTGCATGATATTTTCAATTAATCGGATATGATGGATATATTCATTGATACCATGATTATTAACATCAATCTTTGTTTGTATTTCTTCAATCTCTCGCATACGATCATAGCACTTGTTCTTTTCTTCTTTAAGCTTGATCAGAGCTTCTTCTAATTCTATTTGCTGATTATGACGAGTAGTGATTCTATCTTGCTTAAAATCAACTTGCAATTCTTGTTTACAAGTTGGGCAGTTATCATTATCATGATAGAATCCAATTTCTTTTTCAATCTTCTTGCGTTTATCATGAATCTGATATTCTAGATCATCAAGCTTCTTAAGCTTACTCGTCATCTTAGGTTGATCAGTAATATTTTCTCTAAGATCAGTATTTTGGATTTGTACTTGCTTCTGAAGATCTATCCATTTATGATAGTCTTTTTGAGAAGTTGCTATCTTTGTTTTGTATTCTGCAATTAGTTCATCGTTATTTTGCTTAAGCTTTTCAATGTTCTGTTTATATAGTTCAATCTTCTGTTCTGTAAGACGAATTTGCATATCAGTTCTAGCAATATCATCTTTGTTATGTTGCATCTTACCTTTAAGCAATATGTTCATGGTAGAGAAGATCTGAATATCAAGCAAATCTTCAATCACTTCACGACGATGTGCTGCAGGTAATTGCATGAATGGAGTAAACGATGCCGAGCCAAGTACTACGATCTGAGAAAAAGATTTATGATTCAGTTTAAGAATCTGCTTCTCAAACATCTCTTGATAATCTTTCATCTCAGCATTTTGATTGATCATCTTGCCATTTTGATAAACTTCAAAGACGTTGGGTTTCATTCCACGTACGATCTTATATGAATGCTTGCTGATATTAAACACAAGTTCGACTACAAGATTCTTTCCATTGATAGAATTCATAAGTTGTGGCTTATTGATCTTTCGAAATGGTTTACCATATAGGCCATAAGATAACGCATCTAGAATGGTAGACTTACCGGCACCATTATCTCCTACGATCAATGTAGTCTTTGAGCGTGAAAGATCGATCTCGGTAAAGCTGTTTCCCGTCGACAGAAAATTTTTCCAGCGTATTTTTTTGAAAACTAGCATATTATTCCACCATTAGAGCTTCATCATATAGTTCTTTTAATAATTTAGATAAATTTTTATGATTTTCTTTATTCGAAATCTGCGTTACAAATTTGTTCAACATGGATAAAGTATCTTCAGCTTCTCCAATAATATCATCATCAATTTCTAGATTGAGATTCAAATGATCTTCAACTGACTGCAGATCTGCTACTCCAACTTTTTCAAGTTTCTCTATAAACAAATCATATATATGAGGATTAGTCTTATTTTTTATTATGACTTTTACAACACAGTTCTTGTACATAGAAAAGTCTTGATTCATCGCATATTCGATAGTCTGATCAATATCATTATAAAAGATTTTATGGAATACTTTATTAGGATTTTCTATAAACTTAAGTTCACGTGTCGCAGTATCAAAGATGTGAAATCCTCTGGGATCATCATAGTCAGACCAAGTCATTTCATAAGGCGCGCCTAAATAGTGAATATTCCCGCGGCTGGATTTATGATGAAAATGGCCAGAGCAAACTACGTCAAACTTATCAAATAATTTGGCATCAAATCCATGATCATTTGGCATACCTTTATACATCTCAAATCCAGTAAGTTCAAGATGTCCAAATAATACTTGAGCATCTGTCTTCTGAATGATATCCATAGAGCTTTGATAATTACCAGAACAAATCCAAGGCATAAATAGAATCTTACAACCATCAATACTAAATTCTGCAGGACCATGATAATAATTAAAGTGGGCATTATCACGATATAATACGTTCATCGAATTGATTTCGTTTGTATTCTTAAAATACGTGTCATGATTACCAATGATTGCGTGTAAGAACAATTTATTCTTATAGATTGGCTCAATGAAATCTTCATCGAGACGTTTAGCTGTAACGAAATTGATATATTTACGACGATCTACAATATCACCCAAATGAATGATATAATTTATGCCGTGCTCTTCTAGATATGGAAAGAATACTTCTTTATAGAACTTTGAAATATGTTCAGCAAATACTGGACTGTCATTACGACAACCCCAATGAGTGTCAGTAATCAGTGCAATCTGTGTCATAGATCGTCTTCTCCTAGAATCTCTTCTTTGAGTTCATTGATATCTTCCTCGATAAACTGTTCAATGCCAATCTTTTCTTTATCCTTTTTCTTCTTGATAATGGTTTGTTCATATGACTTTATAAACTCATTCATATGTTGATTTTCAAAATAAGTCTGTTCTGTATGTTCATTCCATTCACTTTGTTCAATATACTCATTATGAATCATTGAATTCTGAATTAGTTTGTGCTTCGTATACAAATGTCGCTTTTCTTTAGTGATACGACGAATAAATGCAAAATAAATAATCTGTGTAATATAAGCAAATGGATTACTTGATTTTGCTGGATCAAAGTTGTCAATATACATCAAACAGTTCTCAATACCATCGCCAATCATCTCTTCTTTAAACGGGTAGTTCATAAAGTTAGGACGATTACACAGTTTCTTAGCAATCAAAAAAATACACTCACCTACGTAATCAGAAATTCTAGGCTTCTTTGTTCCTTCAGCTTTGGCTTTTTTTGTAAGTCCATGATGTATAGTTAACTCTTCGAGTAACTTTTTGTTGTCTACGTAGTGAGCGTTTCTTAGTTGCATTAGTGTACCTTCGTGTCTTTCTTTACCTTAAAATTTTTCAAGTCTTTCGTATCTTTCATACTATCCAATTGGTTTTCAATTATAGTTTCAAAATTAGGATTAGATAAAACTGCATCAATAAATGTAGACGCTAGATTTACTTCTTGTAATGTAATTTTATCCAAGACTTCAGTATGATACTTTATTAAAGTTTTATAGTACTTAGCGAGTTCTAAACAAGGAGCATATGTTCCAATAATATGAGCTCGACGAATCTTCATGATAGGAGATTTAGCAAGAATATTATATCTACGTAAGAAGATCATAACAGTTCCATCTGGATTTGAAACTGATATGACAATCATTGGATGGCTAATCTCAATCAATTGTTCTGTGACCTTACTTTCATCTATTACACAGATGACATTTTGGCCGGTAGTTAGGTTTAATACTGTAAAGTTATTCATTTTAATTTTACTGTGTAAATTTTATTCTCAAACTTTTCTTCGTTGTAGATCTTTATACGCTCGATAAAATGCATCAATGTATGATTCTTCTTTGAATTTATGGACATATCATCTGCTATATCAAACAGCGTGCACTCTTCTTTATTTTCTCCAAGCCTTAGTCCACGACCAATAGACTGAAGGTTACGTATCCTTGACTTCGAGGGGGAGGCGAAGATGATGTTATGAAGATTACGAATGTTGATACCTGTGCTGAACGTGCCATAAGATGCTATAATCACTGCGTTCTGGTCCATCTCAACCAACCTTCTGATGTTCTCACGATCTTCGCCTTCCACCCCTCCATGAACGAAATACACTGGCCGACCTTCTTGAATTTCTTTTTGCATATCGTTGTATAGTATTCTACCATGTTTCTCAATATATTGAAACAGCAAAAGCGTATTTCCTTTCAGAGATAAGATCAAATTTTGAATAAATTTATTTCTCTGTTCACACGAAACTATATAATCCATTTCGTCTTGGTACTTCTTCTTTAGAATATCCTTGCATACATGATCTGGATGTCTTAGAATAATACACTTAATCTTGAAAGCAGACAAGTGCTTCTGATCTATGAGTTCTTTTGTTGTCGTAACCTTCTTGACTGGACCAAACAAACCTTCGAGTACCAACTTATGGGTCTGTGCACCATCAAGAGTACCAGTAAAACCAAATCTGTATTGACAATCTACTAATTTCTCCATGATAGAAGTTAGCGATTTGGCTTTAAAGAGATGCGCTTCATCCCCAATGACTATATCAAACTTATCAAACCAAGACTCAGGCAACTTATAGATAGACTGCCATGTAGTGATGGTTATTGGCTTATCTACCTCTTTTTCTTCTCCTGAATAAATCCTATGACAATGCTTTTCAGAATCATATCCATAAGATTGAAAATCAGTGTACATCTGATGAACAAGCGAAGTAGTAGGAACGATAAGAAGAGTACGAGCACTAAACCATCTACTGATCAGATAGATGATGAATGATTTACCAGACGCAGTAGGAGACAAGAGGACAGCTCGGCGATTGCGAACTGCATAGACAAATGCATCTATCTGATAGTTTCTTGGTTGAAACGGGAGAGAAAGAGAGGAGATAAAGTCTTGTGCTTCTTTAAGAGAAAACTCATCAGCACTGAAATCGGTTAAATATTCTATTTGATATTCACGTTCTTCACAGAATTTCTCGAGATACCCGTTTAGTCCTCCATATAACACTTGGCCGCGCACATTAAATATGTGCACGTCTCCATTCCACATACCAGACCTATACTGAGGCATAAACTGGTAACCAGGAACTTTGAAGGTGAAAAACGAATCAATCTCCTTGGCCATCCAAGGCTCACAATGGATTCTGTTGTATACTTCATTTAGTTTTTCTACTCGTACTACATCCATTATACACCATTCATAAATTTAGCCCAATCAATTGCATTCTTTATCTGATAATTACGGTTATTCAAAGCTTTGATGATGTTCTCAAGCAGATTTATCTTTTCTTTCTGATACTCGATCTTAAGCTGAGCGTTATGAATATCTGTATCACCTTCTAAGTATATATTCAAGTCAGTTTTAAGTACTTTCAGAGTGAAAGGATTCCATCCATTCTCTTTCAGATCTTCTTGACTAAGCGTACCATTATAGTACTCATACTTAGTCTTATATAAGGTCTTATATTGGTATTCAAGCTTCTTAAACAAAAGTCTTTCCTCAGAATACATTTTAAAATAGATCGAATGATACTGAGCTATCTTTAGACTTTCTTCACCTAGTTCAGACCTATCGATCTGGCTATCCTTTTCCCAAAGAGATTGAATCTCTTCTAATTTCATGATTAAATCCTATATCAATATTATTCAGGATACCATAGATTATACTACAGTAGAATTAAATTGTACATGCCTAGACAGCAGAAATAGTATAGCGAAGGTAAGAAAAGGTTGCGGTGGCTTCTACATAGGTTACATCAGATAACTTTGTATCAAATGAAAAGCCAGATAGATTGATAGGAGCTAAGTCAAAGAAATGCACCTGTACGATAGGATTCATTACGGAATTCATAATAAAAAGCGTGCCATCTGATTTTATTTGACCCGGTTTGTTGAATCGATTTGAGTTTGTAGAGTCAGGACCAGTACCTATATATTGATCAAATTTTTCTGGGAAACCCGTGCCAATCATCCAATTATGAAGTTCAAGATAATTGGTCATATCTTCATCGACCCGAAAAGTTACTTGCAACCTTTCAAAAGTCATTTGTTCGCCAGAAAATGGAATATTAACAAAAGGAGTTTGCACCACAACTTCAGGCAAACTTATTCCAGGTAAGTTCACGGATTGTACGAACCAATTCATATTAGGAGTTTTCTTAATTAAGAATTTGAATCCTAATGGTGAAAGAAAGTTCTTATTTGAAGGTTGATTATCTACGGCTGACATAAGATCTCCTTTGTCATTATTTATGCAAAAAAAATAGGAGAGCGGGGGCTCTCCTATAATTTTAAGTCTTTATTCTTATTCTAAGAAAAAAGGGGACATTGCGTCCCCTCTTTTTGACTATCTCGTCTCAATTACATGATGTTATTGACGAGAATACGACGATAGTATAGGTTTGTATCCTGTACTAGGCGACCGCTGTTTGCAGGAGTTGAGGCGTTGCCAGCTTCTGCAAATGGGTTGGCTACCATGCCGTAGCGTGTCTTGAAGCCAATCTTTGGCTGGAAGCTATTCTGATCGACTGCACGAACCATCTGGAGTGGAACGTATGGGCAATAGAAT